CGTCATGCTCAAGCCATACGTCGTACTCATGCCATTCGCTGTCTGGCGCGCATCTGATGGGTTGGATGTTTCGCGGTTTCACGGGGAGTCTCCGGACGGGGGGTACGTCCGGATTATCCCAGCTATTGCAGTGCGTCAGATGGTCAATTTAACTTCGCTAGTGAGATGCTCCATATACCGGCCAACACACGTGAACTGCAGCCAGTCCCGGAGCGCTGTTCGCTGGGCCATTGTGAAATCAGCGGGAACAAATATATCTAAGGTTATTTTGGCATCCTTAGACCGTTTGCGGGCCGCGTGGCGAAAAACACGCCCCGATGCGCAGCCTACGCAGACGCCCGATTTCGTGTAGCGGCCGGACGTATGGCCGTTTTGGCACGGTTCGCCAGTGTAATAACGCGTGAGCCCGTTTTCGCGGGCAATTTCAATCGGGATAATATCCATGCTAATAACTCCAAAGGTATGAGGGTGATGACCCTCCACCTCAGATTACCCTATTTTCCCTATTAAAGCTAGCCATATACTCCCTTACTATACCTTTCTTCTATTTATATTATTTATATAAGGGTAGTGGCTAAAGGTATACTGGACCCCTACATATAGAGTAGAGAGTAACAAGAGGTGATGGGTCATCACCCTCATACCTTTGAGGTTATTAACGATTTTTGTGCGTGGCTTGCAGTTTTCCCTGAGATTCCCATATTCTCGTGATATGGACGCAATGCCTAGCACCACCGTGGCCGCGCCTCCGCTGCCATACCTCGCGCCCGCCCTCACTCGGCGGCAGGAAAACTACGCTCATTGCGTGGCCGCGGGTATGAGCTATGCGGAGGCGTTTCGGCAGGCGGGATGCGTGGCTAGTACGGCTGGCAGCCGGTCGGCTCAGATAGCCGAGCTTAACCGGACGCCCAAAGTGCGCGAGCGGATTACGCAACTACGAACTGCGGCGACCGAACAAACTACCAGTACGATCGCCGAGCGCATGGCGTGGCTACGTTTGATTGTGATGGCCAATCCCGAGGAGCTAACGCGTACCGTGCGCCACGCGTGCGACTTGTGTTGGCCGGATACTGAGATTGCCCGGGCATACGCTGCACACTTCGCGCCAACGCCGTTCGACCCTGATGCCATACGCCCCGCGCTTCCCGACACTGCGAAGCCGCGCCTTGAATGCCCGCACTGCAGGGGCGTCGGCATAACGCAGGTTGTCATAACGCCAACCGATGAATTGAGCCCCTCGGCCCGAGCGCTGTACAAAGGGGCCAAGCAAAACGAGAAGGGCGTCATTGAGATACAGACACACGACCAAATGGCCGCATCCGAGATGCTCAACAAGCTGCAGAGCGCCTACGTGACGCGATCGTTGAATTTGAATGCCAACGTAGCGGTTCACGCAGCGCGCGACGCCAGCCCCGATGATGCGCTTAAACTGTTCGACGCGTTCGGGGCCTGACGGTGTTAGAACTTGCGCGAACCGTCGAGATAGGCGGCGATAATCGCCAATTCGCCAGCAACCCGCTTGAGGGCGTAGCCAACCCCGTCACAATTCCGACAGCCGAGGCCATCGCAAACCGTGCTTACGCGGCGATGCGTCGCGCGCCCGCGGCTCGTATCACGTTCGAGACGATCTTGGGGTTATCGTCCACAATGCGCGCCACGCAGTGGGCGGCACTCGGTCCGGACGATCGCGCGGCGTGCAGCGCGTATGCATCGCGCCGGCTCGAACTGCGCGACGTGTACGGCCTGCAAGCTGCAGCGATGCAGGCCCGCGAGGATTGCTTGGCGTGGCTGCGGCGTGACGAGCCGGCCGTGCACGCCACCGATAAAATCGCATGGGTCAAACGCTACTACGCGCGCGACGGGCATACGCTCGGCGACTTTATCAACGATTGGGGGTATACGATCGATCCGCGCTTAGTGGACGAGGGGCGAAACCCCGTCATGGCGTTCGAATTGTTCCCCAAACAGCGCGACCTGATCGTATGGGTTATGGGCTGTCTCATGGACCGCAAGCCCGGCGTGGTCGTCAAGTCGCGCGATGTGGGCGCCTCGTGGGTCAGCATGGCGCTACTGTGCTCACTGTGCATATTCCGGCAGGGGTTCGCAGCTGGCGTTGGCTCAGCGGTTGCAATCAAAATAGACCGCAGCGGCGACCCCGATACGCTGTTCTACAAAATCCGTTCATTCCTCGAACACCTGCCCGCGGAGTTCAATGGCGGATTCAATATCGATCAGTGCAGCGCTGACAAACGGGTCAGTTTTCCGTTGACGGGCTCAAGTATCACGGGCGAGGTCGGCGATCAAGCGGGACGTGGCGGCCGTAAGACGATGTTTATCGTTGACGAGTCGGCGCACTTCGAGCACCCCAAGATCATTGACAAAAACCTGAGCCGCAACACGAACTGTCGTATTGACCTCTCCAGCGTCAACGGCATGAATAATTCGTTCTACGTGCGCGCCCACAATCCGGCGATACGGCGATTCGATTTCACGACACGGGACGATCCGCGCATCACGCCCGAGTTGCTGGCCAAAATGGAATCCGAAATGGACCCCGTCACGTTCGCGCAAGAGGTCATGTGCGACTGGCGCGCATCGCTTGAGGGCGGCATTATTCCGCACGAATGGGCCGAGGCATGCATCGATATCGATAAATTCCTAGGGATTGAGATGGGCGGCGCAATGCGTGCAGCGCTCGACATCGCCGATCGCGGCAACGATTTGTGCGCCATGGCCGTGCTGAAAGGTCGGCGCGTCGTGCACGCTACGCAGTGGAGCGGCAAGGGCAGCGACACGGGCTACAGTGTTCAGCGTGCTATGCGCATCGCTGAAGAACACGGCATGCGTGAATTCGATTACGACGCTGACGGCATGGGCGGCGCGGCCGTGCACTCTGACGCGCGGCTCATCAACGAAGCGCGCAGCGAGGTGCAGGCCACGAAGAAAACGACGCAGGAATACTTCGCAGCTGGCACGATTGGCACGCATCCCTACCGCGGCTCAGAAGCCGTAGTGCGCCCCGAGTCGATAGTGCCCGGCACGAAACGCAAGGCGAAAGACATGTTCGCCAATCGTAAGGCGCAAACCTGGTACGAGGGGCGCCTCGCGTGTTATGCCGCGTGGCAGGCCCGGCGAGGTAAGCCGTACGATCCTGAGCGGCTGTTGTGTATTCCGGGCGACCTGCCCCTGCGTGATTTGCTCGTATCGCAGTTATCGCAGGCCACGGCCAAGGAAACGCTGACGGGCAAAACGCAGGTGGACAAAAACCCTGATGATGTGAGTTCACCCGACTTAGCCGATGCCGTGCTTATGGCGATGGCCCCGCGCAAGTCGTCAATGAATAACATGGGAAGTTTATTGGCAATGGTGTCAGGTTCAAATATAATAAGCAGATGAAACCGTGCTGGAGAGGCCATACGAGCCCGCGTAAAAAATCAAATCGTCAATGTTTAGAATGTCATAGAGAAGACGAGGCGATAGCCCGTAGAGGTGATTCTAGCCGAGTAAATAAAGCTAACGCTAAATGGCGGGCAGCTAACCCAGAAAAAGCGAAATCATCAAGCCGTAACTGGCGTCGAGAAAACCACGGTCTCGTTTTAGCTCACAATGCGGCATATCGCGCGCGTAAGCGGAGCCAACTCTGTAAATGCTGTAAGCTGTCGGAAATTGCGGCTATCAAGGCGCGGCCGGCGGGACGCGATGTCGATCATAGGATACCGTTGGATTTAGGCGGCCTACATTGTCGTAATAATTTGCAGATTCTCACTGAAGAGGACCACGCCCGGAAAACTGCCGAGGACATTGCGAATATACGCGCGTTTAAACGCGCGTTGCTTGCCATGGTCAGCGGCCCGCAGTAGACTGCCCGGCATGACCGTTTCCCTCAAATACGTTTCGTCCCCTGTCGCCGTCACGCCGCAGAGTTTTTACAGCGCGGCCTCCACGGGGTTTACTACGTACGCGGCTCGCGGGGACGGCACACAACCGCCGGGCACGGGGTTTCGCCAGTCCGTAGCGCT